GATCACACGCGACAGCGCGTCGAAACGAGTCGTTCCATCGACGCCGCCTTCGCGAACCTTGCGACCAAACAGTTCGGTGACACTTCCCTTGGCCGCAGAGGCGTCGTTGTAATCGAATTCGGAAACGGTCTCGCCGTCCATGGGCGGCATGGCCACAATGGCCTCGACCAATTCGTGGAGATCGTTGTCGCGCGGCTCATGGTGCAGAATCTCGACGAGACGCGGCGTGCCGGATTTGGCATGGATCGATCCGGCAACACGGATTGGTTGGTGTGCTGATCGAAACGCCGGATCGCCGCCGACCTTGCAGGCGATCATGTGGCGGGTGCGGCAGACGGTTGCGATGTCGTCGCCTTCGGCCGGCTCGAGCAAACGCCAGTAAAGGTGAAGCTTTCGCTGTCCCTCCGGGGTGACGCCGCCGGATGCGACTTCAAGCGTCGGCTTGCCGAGGTGGCGAACCAGATGGTCGCGTTTGGCAGCAATGTCGCCGTGATCGATATCGACCATGACGACCTGGGTCTGCTTGATGTTCTCGGCTTTGGCCTCACCGGCGAGTTGAACGGTTCCGGGCACCACGAACAGCGCCATTCCGGCGTCCGCCGCCCATTGCGCTTGAACGGCGAGCTTTGCCGCAAGACTGCCGTCGGCCGCCATAAAGGGTGTGTGCGGCGGCCGGTCCGCGGCGCCTTTCTCGGGCAGCGCACGGACCGGGACCCAGTTCTCGCAATAACCGAAGACGACGTCGACGTAGACCGCGATCATCGCGGGATCGGGCTTGATCGGATCGCCGGTGACGTCCTTCGACATGATCATGCCCAGCACCTCTGCTTCCAGGCGCAGTAGCTGCATTCAAAATGTTGGGGATCGGTGGTGTGGCGCGGCAGCCATTCGCTGGCGTCGCACGCCTGCAGAATGCGAACCGCCTTGTCGCTGGCGGTTTGCGCCAGCGCCGCATCGAACGGCACGAGTTCGTGCCAGAGTTCGCTCGTGTCCTTGTTGATGGCCGTGAACACGGCCGGGGCCTCGGTAAGTCCCAGATAGGCTTGGTAGAGCGCGATCTGGGCGGCATAGATCGGCTTGGCGACGCTGACGCCGCGTTTGGCGATATCGCGCCAGTTCTTGGCGTTCGCCGATTTGCACTCCCAAAGCGCCGGCATGGCCATGGCGACGGGCGCTGCCAGGATCACGCCATCGATATGCCCACGCACCCGCCCGCCCGCGACGGCAAACCCAAACTGGTCTCCGTCCCTGTTCCGTGTCCGCAGATCGAAGCCCGCGTTGCGCAGCCATTCGATCGCCATATCCTCAAAGCTGTGGCCGGCCGCGAAGATGCGAAGGGTCTGGCCGGAAAAGCCGGCGCCAGGGTCACGCGGGATCCGTAGAAATTCGTATTGGAGGCGGCGCGCACAAATATCGCCGAGCCGGCTTCCGCCGAGATACGGCCGGGGGGCTCGCGCCTCGTTGTCGGCCGTGAGCGCCGCATCGATCAGCGCGTTGACGCGGTCGACGAAGCGGGGCTCCTTTTCCCGATGGTTGAAATCCAGGATCTCGTTCATGGGAACGGCGCCTGAATTTCGCTCTGCGTCGCACCTGCCCGCATGGCTTCGCAGAAACCGTCAACCGCGACCTCGACCAAGGTCATCACCTGCGTCTTGGTGAGTTCGTTGAGGCGGACCGACCAACCAATCTCCGCCATCACCTCGGCGATGTTCTTGAGGCCGGCGCCCAATGCCGCGCGCTCGCGATCGTCAGGATCAATCATGGGCGGGAATCCCGCTCAAAATGACCGGCATTTTTGATCGAGACTGATTCGCTAAAGCGATTCTCTGCGGCGGCGAATCAGGTGTCGCAACGGCGCAAATGCGAAGAGATGGCAATTGAGCGGCTTTGCGAATCAGGCACCGGTCACGCGCAGAAACCGCAGCGAATCTCGATGGATGAGTGAGTCGTGTTTTCGATTTCATCCATGTCAATTACCAACGCAAAAATGAAACTGTCGGGTGGATAAGAGGGAAAAAATTGGAATCTTTCACAAGCACCTTGCCAACGAGAATGTCGGCTCCTTATTTTTCAGGATCGTCATCAACATGGAGCTCGTACCCTGCATGTCGACGTTCAATCCTCGTCTGTTTACCAACCATGATCGGCTCAAAAGCATTGCGCCGACGCATCTCATTTCCCTGTTCAAACCTTGGTCGGATTACCTCGCCAACCGCGGCATCGTGCTGTCTGACAGCTCCGGTGTGGAATTTCCGTTCGAGTCCTTGAGTCGCGTTCTGATGATGCCGACCGATGATGCGCCACCGGATATGGTCGATGCGCTGTATTTCGTCCATGAAACGGCTTCCGATCACGGCCTGGACGAACTCCTTGCGATCGCTGCCGAACACAAGGTGCTCGTTGATCACGACGCAACTTCAACCGTGGCCGACATTGCGGTTCAGGTCTGGCTAAGAGATCCGGCGCTGCTCAAAGACCGACATGCCGAATCAATCGCGTTCAATCACAAGAGCTTCATGTATTTTGCGGCACAGGATGGAACACCCCGCACATTCCCGGATGCGAGCCCTGAGCAGATTGAGCAAATCCAGGACGCTCTGAACGACTGGTTCTATTCCCACAAACGCGGACGCGGGTGCAGAGTGTTTGTGTTTCGACGCGAGCATCGTGTCTGGGTGTTAATCCGTCACGGCTTGCCCATGCGACGTGAAGGCGGTCATCAAGATGACGGCCAAACGACCACGCAATTCTATCGGCCTCAGCAACATGATGTTCTCGTCTATGACGAGCAGCAAGATGAAATTGGCATTCATGCGAGCACTAAAGGCGAGCGAGAGTTATATCTCGAAACGTTCGGCGCGGTCTTGTTTGGAAACGAAGATTACTTCCCCTTTGACAAGGAGTTCAGTCTCGATCCGCTGATCAAGGACGGTCCGGCCGCACTCAATTGCGAAGACATTTTAGGGATCGACAAAATCGTCCTTGTGGAATTTCGTAAGTCATGGGGCGGCCCTCAAAAAGATACGGAGATCCGCAAAGCTACCGATATTTTCGCAGCATTTGGCGACAAATGGGCCGAGCGCCTGGCTTTCGGAAAGATCACGTCAGCAGTCTTCAAAGTTCGTTTTACCGGAGCGGCAAAGGAACGAACCGTTACGATCCGGCAGCCGAACATTGCTCGTTACGAAAGAGATGACGACAGTGATCTTATCGAAAAGTGGCTCTGTGAAAGGAAGTTCTGCCCCGTTGTGAGCGAAGAGACCGAAGATGAAGCAGGGACTTTCCCGTCTGTGGCGAGCGCTTGATTCGCTTCCATCTGCATCGGCGTCGCAATTTGACTGGTGCGATGCGCTTCAAGATCAGTGGGCCGATGCGGCTGCTCTTTTGCGGCGTACCGGAATGCTCGCAAAGACGGTCACGTGCCCTTCGCCTGGCGGGGACAATTGCCCCCGCCGGGTTGTTCAGTTGTCAAATGGACGACATCGTGCAGTCTGCCAGGAACAACCACGTCTGTGCGATGCAATTGACGTGACTATGGACCAGTTGGCTATTCTGGCGCTGGATCCTGACAAGGTGAGCGCAAGCTTATGCAAGGCTATGCACCTCACGCCGCGCTCAACCAAGATTGTTAATGGACCAATCGTCTATCTCGGCGAGCACGCTGTTCCGAACGCGAGAAGCATTCCAGTCTTTCTCGCGATTCAAGGTGGATCTCAATCCCGAGAGTCGAATGAGGTCTTTCGTCCATTAGATGATGCAGCAAGACCTTGTCTGCTACTGACGCCAACGGCGATGACACTTGGAGCAGATCAGAGGCGGCATCTCGATCGATCAGGGGTAACAACTAGATCACTGGAAGAGATGGTGGTCGTGAATTCGCGGCACGAGCTTTCGGCGTCGCCACTTGCTGACGAATTATTTCGAGCGCTCCGTGAGCAGATCACCAAAGAAGCATCAATCCGAGCACCCGCAGCTGCGTGGGAGCTTCCGCCTGATGCCCGATGGGAGGAAATATCGATCCGCTTTACTGGCGATGAAGTTATCAACGTCCGGTTTCGCGAGGCCATCCGTCGTTTCGAGCCCGATCAGCTGGGCATGAAGAATTCTAAGAATGGAAAAGGGAATTTGCAGTGGTCGCTGCTGCGGCAGTTCGCCCAGGCCGGCGGCTATTTGGAATTTGTAAACGCACAACGGCGGCGGGCCGTGGAGAAGCAAAAGCAACTTCTGTCCTCCGCCCTCCAGCATGCATTTGGAATGAGGTCCGACCCTATCCCTCGATCGGGCGGAGGATACCAAGCCCTGTTCAAAATTGACGCCAGCGACCTCAGGCAGGGCAAACAAGGTCAGCGCCAGCGAAATTTCGCTGAGCGGGACTGAAGATTTTCAAAAATACTTTTTGTGCCTTAAGCCGCGGAAATTACTCCGATTTCACCGGATTTGAGCTCTAAGGTCTCTCTCAAAGCAGGGCCCCCCAGAGAATTTTCGCCGGTGACGGTCAATCGGGACGCAGCGCCCGCCACCTGACCGATGGCGAAATCATCATGGAGCCCAAGAACCGTTACGACGGCGTGCCCGCACGCGTCGTGCGCAATATTCAGTTCAAAGCAAGGCAACTGGCACGCCGACGTGCCATCCCGGGCATGGACGCCGACGACATCGAGCAGGATCTCATGCTCGACCTGTTGCAGCGGCGGGACCGATACGATCCCAGTCGGGCCAGTTTCGAGACATTTGCCGAGCACGTCATCAATCATCGCATCGCGACCCTGACATTGCCGACCAGCCGGCTTCGAGCCGAACGAGCGATGATCTCGCTCGACGCTCCGGTTGGCTGCGATGACGAGCAGGGTGCGTTCAGCCTTATCGATCTCACTTCGACGCGTGCCGGACTCTACGCCGATGAAAGTGATGAGCCCGAGACTCCTTTCGGACTGCAGCACGACGTCATTCGCTTCCGGGAAATGCTGTCGCCTGGTCTGCGTCGCTACGCCGACATTCTCGGCGACGTAAACGTGAGCGAGGCAGCTCGTGTCGCCGGCGTTCATCGCACAACCATCTATGTGCGGATCGCGGAGATGCGATCGGCTGCGATCGCCGCGGGTCTCCATCAATATCTCGGACACGATCCGACACTTCGTAACGCGCGTCGGTAATTGAGCTTCAGAGGACGACGGCAATCGCCGCCCACGCCTTCCAAGTTCATGCCGGGTCTTCGGACCAATGCAAAACCCGAAAGGGGAATAATCCGACCGTAAGCTCCATGGCGGCGTCGGGCCCGGCAGCAGTTCACATGACGAAACATGGGGCATGGCGAAACAGGAGCCCCCATGCCTGATATTGCTCAAGGACCATCGGTGTTACGCATCATCACCGCAGATGAACGGTTGAAAGAAAGACGCGGCATCAAAGGAGTGCTCACCGGCGTTTCCGGGATCGGCAAAACTTCGCAATTGTGGACACTGAACCCCTCGACCACGCTGTTTCTGAATTTGGAAGCGGGCGAGCTTGCTGTCCAAGGTTGGCCCGGCGACGAAATCAGAATCCGCGACTGGGAGCTTGCCCGCGAACTCGCCTGCTGGGTTGGCGGCCCCAATCCGGCGATGCGCGCCGACCAGAGTTACAGCGCAGCCGATTACGCCCGCGTCTGCGCAGCCTTGGGCGATGCCAAGTTTCTCAACAAATACGAGACGATCTTCGTCGATAGCGTGTCGGTCGCGTCACGACTCTGCCTGCAATGGTGCAAGGGGCAGCCGCAGACGGTCTCGGATCGCAACGGGAAACCAGATCTGCGCGCCGCCTATGGCCTGCTCGGCCAGGAAATGATCGGCTGGCTGACCCACCTGCAGCACACCCCGAATAAGAACGTCTGGCTCGTCGGGCTACTCGACAAGCGGCTTGACGATTTCAATCGGCCCTACTTCTCGCTGCAGATCGAAGGCTCGAAGACTGGTCTCGAACTGCCGGGCATCGTCGACGAAATTGTCACGCTGGCGGAACTCCGTCCCAAGGACGAGCCGCCCTACCGTGCCTTCATCTGCACGACGCTGAACGACTTCTGCTATCCGGCCAAGGATCGCTCCGGCCGCTTGTCCACGATCGAGCCCGCGCATCTCGGGCATCTCATGGAAAAGATCCGCGGTCCTCTGCCCGATCGTGCGGCGCCACGGCTCAGCTTCGAGTTGCCGTCTCACGCTCTCCCCAACAAACCAGCCAATCCGACGACAGGAGCCTGACCATGAGCGACACCATGGATTTCAATGGAGCCCAAACCCAGGATGCCGCGTTCGCGCTCATCCCGGCCAACACGCTGGCGAAGGTCCGCTTCACCGTCCGGCCAGGCGGTGCTGGTCTCGAAGGTTGGCTCACGCAGAGCCGCGCCAGCGAGGCTCTCTATATCAACAGCGAGGCAGTCATCCTTGAGGGACCGCACGCCAAGCGACGCATCTACACCCGGATCGGCTACAAGGGCCGCTCGGTCAACGAACGCGGCGACGACACCTACGCCAATCGGGGCCGAGCCCTCATCCGCGGCATTCTGGAATCCGCACGTGGTGTGCGAAGTGCCGACCAGTCCGATCGGGCCCGCGCGGCGCGCACCATCGCCGGGCTCGACGAATTGAACGGCCTCGAATTCGTGGCCAAAATCGGTATCGATCGTGACCGCAACAATCCGGATGACGCCGGCCGGAATGTGATCGTCGCAGCGCTGGGCCCCGACCACGCCGAATATGCGCGTCTGATGGGCCAGATGTCCGCGCCGATAGCGGCACCCACGCCGGCCTATGTGCCGCCGCCGGCAGCTGACATGCGCCCGGCCAACGCCCACCCTTCCGCCAGCAACGCACCCTACTGGGCTCGCTGAGGTGGCGGCACATGATACCGCGCGATTATCAGCAGGCAGCGGTGGATGCCGCCCGAGCCAAAACTGCAACTCACGGCAACACCATGTTGGTGTTGCCGACAGGTTCTGGAAAAACAGCAATTGCAGGGTTCTATATCGGCGAAGAGGCCGCCGATCAGCGTGACGCGAACTTCCTCGTTCTCCAGCACACCGACGAATTGATCGAGCAGAATCGCTCCGCCATCAGCACGGTGACCGGCCTGCCGACGTCCATCGTAAAAGCGGAACAGGATGACTGGTCGGGCCGCATCGTGTTCGGCAGCGTTCAGACGCTGGGCCGCAGCAATCGCCGTGAACGCATGGGCGCGATCTCACACCTCGTCATTGACGAGTGCCACCGGTCGGCGTCCGAGAGTTACCAGAACATCATCGCGCATGCGCGGAGCCTCAATCCCGATGTCAAGCTGCTCGGGCTGTCGGCAACGCCCGGTCGTGGCGACGGTCGATCGCTGCGCAAGACCTTCAGCAATATCGGCTATCAGCTCAAGATCGGCACGCTGATTGCTCGCGGACTGCTCGTGCCGCCGCGCACCTTCACCATCGATCTCGGCATTGGCGATGAGCTTGCCGGCATTGATGCGACCGCGGGTGAGTTCGATATGCGGCAGGCGGACCGGGTTCTCAACCGGGCCGTCTTGAACGAAACCGTCGTCTCGCACTGGAAAGAGCGCGCCGCCGACCGCCGTACTATTTTCTTCTGCGCAACCGTCGTGCATGCGGACGCCGTGGCAGCCGCGTTCCGCGCTGCAGGCGTGACGGCCCAGACCATCTCCGGAGAGATGCCGGCCCGGGAAAGGGCCGACCTTATTGCACGGTTCACCTCCGGCGAGGTACAGGTTCTGACCAACTGCATGGTGTTGACCGAAGGCTTTGACAGTCAGCCGATTGGCTGCATCGGCATCCTGCGCCCGATGCTGCACAAGGGCACCTTCATCCAGGCAATCGGGCGTGGTCTGCGCCGTGTTGACCCGGAGCGCTTCCCCGGCATCGTCAAGACTGACTGCATCGTGCTGGATTTCGCCGGCGCCGCTCTTCGGCACGGCACCATCGAGCAGGACATCAGCCTCGATGACGACGAAAAGCAATCCCTCGGGGACGCACCTTACAAAACCTGTCCCTCCTGCGAGGCCGAGCTGCCGCTTGCAACGACCCTGTGCCCTTTCTGCGGCCACATCTTCGAGCGAGTGACGCGCGAGAAGCGAGTACTGAAAGAGTTCGAGCTCACCGAGATCGATCTCCTGGAGCGATCGCCTTTCGCTTGGTGCGACCTCTATGGCGACGATCAGGCGTTCATGGCGAGCGGCTTCGATGCTTGGGCGGGCGTGTTCTACGACGGCCAGCATTGGCAGGCGGTCGGCCGTCCGCGCTACAAGCTGCTCCGACGTCTCGCAATTGGTACGAGGACCCAGGCGCTCGCGGCTGCCGATGATTTCCTGCGCGAAATCGAAACGGGCAGCACCGCGGCTAAGAGTCGTCGCTGGCTTCACGACCCGGCGACGCAGAAACAGCGTGACCTTTTGAAGCGTGCCGGTCTCGATGTCGCGCCGCTCGACTTCGGCCTCTCCAAATATGCCGCCAATTGTCATCTGAACTTTTTGTGGAATCGGAGTGCGATCAAAGTAGCCATACTGCAGCCGGGAATCAGGCAGGCCGCATGATGGGCGCCAATCCCCTTCACCCTATCTACCTCTCCGCCGCCGAGCGCCTGGCCGAGATCGCCGACATCCTGGCGGCTGGCCTCATGCGTCTGAGGGCGCGGCAGTCCAGTCATTTATCTGCCCACGGTGGAGAGAGTTCGCTCGACTGTCTCGGCCACCAGAGCGGTCATGCCGGCGTCCGCACGACGCACGGAGGTCCGCATTGACCGACACCGTCCTGGCCCAACTGGCCGCCCTGCAGAGCGCGCCCATCGCTGCGTTGAAGCAGAAATGGCGCGATTTGTTCGAGACTGAACCACCGCCCTACAACCGCCGCTTCCTCGAGCATCGGCTCGCCTACCGGATTCAGGAGCTGGCTTACGGCGGACTAAAACCCGAGACAATCAAGCGGCTCAAGGCAATCGCCGAAGACCTCGACGGCGGGGATCCAGCTCGGCGCCGCCGGCCCGCCAAGGACCGCCCGATCGCCGGCACGCGGCTGATCCGCGAGTACCAGGGCGTCGAGCATTGCGTGACGGTGCGCGACGAGGATTTTGAATATCAGGGCCGGCCGTACAAATCGTTGTCCGCCATTGCGCGCGCCATCACCGGCACGCGCTGGAATGGGCTCACTTTCTTCGGGCTCAAGAGTTGGCGGAGCCAGTCATGAAGAAGCCGGTCGTTCGAAAGCTCCGTTGCGCGGTCTACACCCGCAAGTCCAGCGAGGAGGGGCTGGAGCAGGAGTTCAACTCGCTCGACGCGCAGCGGGAGGCCTGCGAGGCGTACATCGCCAGCCAGAAACCCGAGGGCTGGCTGTTGGTACCCGACCGCTATGATGATGGAGGCATCTCCGGCGCGACGTTGGAGCGCCCGGCGCTCAAGCGATTGCTGACCGACATCGAGGATCACCGCGTCGACGTGGTGGTGGTCTACAAGATCGACCGGCTCAGCCGCGCGCTGATGGACTTTTCCAAGCTCGTCGAGATCTTCGACCGCAACAACGTCACCTTCGTCAGCGTCACGCAGTCGTTCAACACCACGACCAGCATGGGACGGCTCACCCTCAACATCCTGCTTTCGTTCGCTCAGTTCGAACGTGAGGTCATCGGCGAGCGCATCCGCGACAAGTTCGCTGCGTCTCGAAAGAAGGGCATGTGGATGGGCGGCTTCGTTCCGCTCGGCTACGACGTCAAGGAACGAAAGCTGGTCATCAATAGAGCCGAGGCCGCGACCGTCCGAATGATCTTCGAGCGGTTCATCAAGATCGGCTCGGCCACCGAGCTGGTGCGAAAGCTGAGGGCTGAAGGCATCCGCGGTAAGCGGAGCAAGCTGATCGACAAAGGTTACCTATACAGGCTGCTCAACAATCGGATTTATATCGGCGAGGCCGTGCACAAGGGCGTGGCGTATCCCGGCGAGCATCAACCCATTATTGATCGTACGCTCTGGGATCGCGTGCACACCGTCCTGCGCGAGAGCCCACGCAAGCGCGCTGCGAATACCAGGGCGCAGACGCCGTCGCTGTTGAAGGGCCTGATCTTCGGGCCGACGGGCAGAGCGATGACGCCGGCGCATACACGCAAGGGCGGCAAGCTCTATCGCTACTACATCTCGACTGATGTGCTGAAGCGTGATGCCAATTCGTGCACGGTGCGGCGCGTCCCTGCGGCCGAGATCGAGAGCGCTGTCGTCGACCAACTGCGCGGATTGCTGCGTGCGCCGGAAATCATCGTCGGCACTTGGCGCGCGGTGCGGCAATCGGTGGGCGATATCTCGGAAGCCGAGGTGCGTGAGGCGTTGGAGCGACTCGATCCGCTCTGGGACGAACTGTTCCCCGCCGAGCAGGCGCGCATCGTGCAGCTGCTCGTGGAGCGGGTCGATGTCAGCACCGATGGCGCCGATATTCGGTTGCGGACCGAAGGGCTGACGAATCTGGTCGCCGATCTGCGCGCCATCAGACCGGAGCCGAGGAGGGCGGCGTGATGACCGAGGCAACTCTCACCGCCGATAACCGGATCGTGACGGTTCGCGTGCCGATTTCGATCAGGCGGCGCGGCGGCCGCAAGCTCGTCATCGCGCCTGACGGCACGAACGTCACCGCGGCGCCTGTACGCCGCCATATCGACAACGCCATGGTCAAGGCGATCGCTCAGGCGTTCCGATGGCGCGAGATGCTGGAGAACGGGACGCACGCCACGATCGCGGAAATTGCCGCGGCCGAGAAGGTCAATGCGTCCTACGTGAGCCGGGTGATGCGCGTGACGCTGCTGGCGCCGGAGATCATCGAGGCGATTCTGGGCGGACGCCAGCCAGAGGGTTTGCAGCTGCAACAGCTATTACGACGATTTTCGGTGTGGTGGCGGGAGCAGCAGCTGCGGCTTCTAGAGCGTTAGATTTTATACATGCCGGCGGCGGTCCCGTGATTGTTCGGGCGGAATGTTCCTGTGGACGAATCGGGCCATTCGTCAAAAGCGGCCCGTTTATGGAGCTAGCCGATAATCCCTACCGCGACTTCGCCGCCGAGACTGACCAGCTGCTTGAGCATGGATTCCGCGCCTTCAAACCGCGCAGGCTTCGACGCGCTTGCCGACGGCGCTGACGCGCTCGGCATACGGGCGCAGACCGGCGCGGACGCGGCCCTGACAGCACCAGGAACTCCGTGAGCGACGCGATGTGAGCGATGCGATGTGAGCGATGCGATCGACACAGTCCCAAATGCTCGGTATAGTAATGCAGGGGAGTGGCCCGCTATCTCGAAACCATAGGGACGGTTCGTCGTTTCTCCCCTTGACTCCGGCACCGCTGGCATCCCAAGGAAAATCACGGCTGCAAGCCATCGCAGATTTTTTGTCGCTTCCGGGTAGGAAATGTGCAAGGATTCTAACGTATCTTCCTGACACTCCTCGGTTTTTCCGGTCTCGACACCAAATTTGAGAGTCTGCTCAGAGGTTTACGAATCCCGCGTGACGAGCGAATCGGAGATGCACATGCCCACCAAGACGTTTGGCCAACCCCTTAGGCGACCTTTAAGCGCAGCCGAGGTGACCAACATCGACGGTCAGGAGAAACCCGGCCTTGGCTGGCAGATCAGCGACCAAGCCCGTCGGGAGATTCAGGAGATTGAAGCAAACAGTCGGGCGGCGGAGCAGCAGAGCGGCTCTGTAGTGTTTGGCTGA